CTAAAAGGCTAAAACTGACTGACCATTTTTAGCTGGATGTGGCTCAACCATATTTATTAGCTGTGGTTTGGATATGACTCTTACTACCGTTTCATGAGAAACAAACGTCAGGCTGCAATTAATATTAGTGCATTGGTGATAGCGTTCTTTGGTTTCGCTGGTGACAACGAAACTACTTCTTGTATGTGCTGGACACCCACACAGTGGACAATTCATCATGATAGCTCCCCCAAAGAAATCCCAATTGTGAATAATTTTAAACCATAATCACAAAATGGGATATATCTATTCCATGCCTAGATCATCAATCTTCACTTCCAGCTCTAGCGCCGTTGTATAGCCGCCATCGCTTAAAGAATGCGTAACCGTCGTTAGCAACCAGTCCGCCGCGTCTATTTCCGCTTTGAATCCCTGAACCTTAACCGGCATTTCTGGGTATAACTCGGCACGGCCACGGGCCAACTGGATGGAAAACGTCGCCACACCGCGCTGCAATTTTTGCCATGCTGCCTTGGCTGCTCGCTCAGCGTTGCCCTTATTGGCATAGGTGTGACCCAACACCAACACATTGCCTTCAGCTCCCATCAGGTAATCCCCCTGTTTAGCCTCCGGCTCCTTGGGTTTCGCCTTACTCTTAGTTTTGCGTTTACGCTTGACCGCTACCTGCTCTTTTTTCTTTGGCTCTCGCGTATTTAACCAGCTCGCAGTAACGCCGGTATAAGCCCCACGATCAGCCAATCCAAAGCGGTGCTGGTCACCATCGCCGCGTTTGATCGTGACTGCTGGGATGGGTTTGCCGCTGGCCGTTCTGCCCTGCCCTTGGCGGATAAACAGCAACTTGCCCCCTTTCACCGACGCCACTGCGCCTTCTTGCTTTGCCAATCGCGTCAAAAAACTGCCGTCTGATTCATTGGTTTGATCGACATGGGGGATATTTACCTTCTCCAGCGTGCTATCCAATGCCACATCCAGCTTGTTGCGCTTGGCAATGGTCGTCACGATGTCGCCCAGCGTTTTGTCGTGGTACGAGGCCTCGCGTTGGATATTTAGGGTGTCCCGAAAGTCGGCACTACGCGCACGCAGGGTCAGCTTATCCGGCGCACCGGAATGCTCAATCTCATCCACCACAAATAAGCCTTTAGGGGTTAACGGTTTGCCTTTCCATCCAAGAGAGAGCGTTAATCCAACACCACGGCGCGGTAACGCTAGCGCGCCGTCGGTATCGTCTAGCTCAATATCCAGTTGGTCAGCTTCAAAGCCACGGTTATCTGTTAGTGTCAGGGACATCAGGCGCTTTTCAATTTTTGCCGTGATGTCATTGCCATCCATCTTCAAACTAAATGCGGGTGCATTATCCTGCCCACTTACCCAGTCTGGTGCGATCATGACAACATCCCGCCTAGTGCATCCGTTGCACTGTCTTTCATCTGATTAAGCTGATCACCCAGATCGCCAAACATTTCAGCCAGTGATTCATCCACGCGCTTTAACGTAATGGTGAACTCAATCTGGCGCGCCGAGCCGTCACGAAAGAAAATCTTTTTCGTTTGATTAATACTCTCGATCACGAACATGCCGTAAATCGTTCCCGCCCCATCCAGCAAAGACCATGCTTTGCCGGTTTCCGCCATCATCTCCAGCGTCAACATAGAGAGCCGTCCACCGGTTAAGGCGGGGAATAGCTGCCCCGTCAGCGTCACGGTGTCAGTATCCGGCCCCAAAAACTGCGACGAGGGGCGTAGACCCACACGGCTATTCATGGCGTGACGCCATGCCTTTTGCAACTGTAGCTCCTGATAAGGCACCGTTTGCAACATAAACACAAATAATCCCAGCGTTAGCATCATCAGAAAATCCCCCTGTCACTAAATCCACTGCGCGCCCGCGCCTGCTGTTTACGATCCCGCTCATCCATTGCCTGCATCACCATGCGCGCAATATCCTGCGGCGATTGATTTGGCGCGGCGTGAATATGGATCTCGGTGTGGTTACCTGCCGCCGGTGATGTACTGGCCGCCTTGACCGCTACCACCGGCGCAGGCCGATACTCTGCCGCCGGTAAACTGAATGGATGGAGAGGTGCAGCGGCAGCAGGAACTGCGGCACTCATGCCCAGCGCGGCTACGGCTGCCATAACCGCTGTTTGTTTGCGGCCCGTCACGCGTGCAGGACCGTTAACCAATTCAGGCCCACGCTCCCCAACGATGCCAAACTGCCCTGATGGGATGGTGCCACCGCTGTCATACATTCCCGCAAAGCTTAGACCCGACGGGCTAGGGATTGGCGCACCACGGCCCCCCACAACCGGCCCCGCTGTTTTATCTGATTTCATCCAGTCCGGCAGATAGCTGGATAACGAGGTGAGTTTGGCTTTCAGGGTTTCCCACTTCTCATTAATTCCCGCTAGCAGGCTGTCGATCATATTGCGCCCAGCCTCGACAAACTGCGCCGGTAACGCTTGTACACCTGCCACAATTTCCGCCCATTTATTCTCGATAAACAACGTGATCGCGTTCCATGTTTCACTTGTCCATTGGCTAATGCTGGCCCATAGCGCCTTGATTTTGGGTCCCAATGTGTCCCAGTTCTGCCAGATATAAATTGCGGCCATCGCAATGCCCGCCAGAATAGCCAATAGAGGGTTAGCCAACATTGCACGCCCAAGCCACAACACTGCCGTACCGACAAAGCGAAAGACTTTAGCCAAACCACCGAGCAAACCGATAATGCTTGGCAGCTTCATTCCCAGCAAACTGAGCCCAAAGCGTAAAGCAGCATAAGGCCCAAGCAGTCCAGCCAGCGTGATAGCAAGCCCACCAAACCCAGCTAAAAGCAGAGAAGCACCGGCGGCGGCTTTAACGAATCCACCGGCCAGTCGTGGATTTTCTTCAACAAAGCGACGAAAGGCACCGGTAGCACGCTTGGCGAGGTCAATCACTTCCAGCAGCGGATCACGCAGCGTTTCCCCCAGTGAAGCAAAGGTATTTTTGACGCCGGTTTGCAGTAGCAAGTACTGGGAAGAGAGGGAGTTTTTATCAATGTCAGACTCGCGCTGCATTGAACCTTTGGCCCCTGCTTTCTGCGTTAGGCTGAGCTGGCGGATAAATTCATCAATGTTAAGCCCTAGCTTTTGCGCATCGTCGCCAAACTCTTTGCCAAACAGCTGCGTCATAACACTCAGCTGCTTCTCTTTGGACAATCCCTTGATGCGCCCCAATACATCCTGAATGGTTGCCACCGCATTATTGGCAATGCCTTTTTCCAATTTATTCGCATTCAGGCCCAGCGTGTTCATTCCCTGAATAAAGCGTTTGCCCTGCATGGAGGCGATCCCCAATTCACGCACCATCGCCTTACTCGCTGACGCAGCTACCTCTGGCGCGGCACCAAGTGAAAGAAATGTCGATCCCAACGCCGCCGCCTGTTTGTAATCCATCTTGTCGGCAATATCGCCCATGCGCTGCATCACATTGATGATGTCCGCCCCTTTGGATTGCGCGTTATCGTCCAGATAGTTGAGCGTATCGCCCAGCTCTTCCAAATTGCTGATAGGGATTTTGTACAGAAACGCAATCTTGCCGAGATCTTCCGCTAACTGGTCGGCGGGCATTTCAAAGGCTTTGGATGCCTTTGCGGATACAGCAGCAAAGTTTAGTAGGTCTTTTTTCTGCTTCGCCCATGGATCGCTGTCGTTCGTCACCCCCATACGCGCGCCACCTTCTACCAACGCGGCAATATCAGCTGCGCCGTTTGCCATCGGCAGCGTTTCACTTAGGCGCTGGATGTCTTTTTGCAGTTCGTAATACTGCGCAGTGCGTCCACCCTTATCATCCAGTAGAACATTGACCTGCTTGGCAACGCCTTTCATGGCGTCCTCTATCTGGCTGTAACTTTTTACCGCCCCAAGAACAGGCGCACCGATGGCTAACCCTGCCGCCGTCGATGTTGCTCCCGCACCGGCAATCCGGTTGCGCATCTCCAGCGTTTTGCCGTATTGGGCCTTAGCTGCAGAGAGTTTTCGCTGTTGCTCACCGGCGCGTTTTAGTTTGCGTTCCTGTTCGGCAAGCTGCTGGTTATATTTTGCAGTTTCACGGCTAATGCGGGCCGTGGCAGATGCGCCATCATTGGCAGAGATACCGACCCGATAAAGCTCTGCTTTGACCTCTTTGGAGCGCTTTACTAACTTGGCCTGCTTTTCTTCTAGCCCTGAAATAGCCATTTTTTGCTTTTCCAGTGCCAGCTTCGCTTCCCAGACCATGCCGCCATTATTTTGGCTCACGCCATAGGCCATTACAGCTTGAAAAGACTCTGCCTTCAGCTTCGCATAATTAAGTTGCTCCCCTACTTTAGTTGTCGCTTTTTGTAGGCTCTCAAAACTTTTTATCTGTGCGCTAGCATCGCTTAACTTTTTAAGCTCATCGCGGGAATTTTTGACATCTTGAGCCAGCGCTCGCGTGCTGGCCTGTGCCATTTTGAAAGGTCGGGTTAGTTTATCAACGGCATTGAGGACCACCTGCAGCCGCAAATTCTTATCACTCATCACTCGCCCCACTGCGTAAAATGGCTCGGTGCCGCCACTCCAGCAGTTCAGGCAGTGACATACTGTCAGTGACGGCAGGTGACCAGTGGAAAATGGTGGCAACGTCCGCCACCAAATCTTCCACCATTAAGCTGTCGGGATATCGAACTTCACCCGATTCGGCAGCAAAAAAAGCACCACCTCCGTACTCAAGGTGATTAAGTCCGCCGGATCGAGCATCAGGACTTCCGCGCGGGTAAGCGCTGGCGTTGTCACACGTGGTAGAACCAGCGTCATATTATCCACATCCATTTCCATCAGCGCTTGTAGACGGCAACCGCGCAATGCCCCCGACTGCGGTTTGCGCACCACAATCTGCGTGATAGTGGTATTACCGCGTTGAATGGGCGTATCTAAATCCACGGTTTTTTCGGTCACTTCGCCGGTGGCAATATCTACGGTTACAGGCGGTGCCGCGTCGTTTTTCTTCTTCGTTGTCATAGTGATACCTACTTAATGAAATAAGCGCGGCGCTAACCGCGCATTAAATGAGAATTACAGGCCAATGGCCGTGCGGTGCGCTTCAAGCAAATCAACGCCGTTTGCGCGCTCAATCATGTTGATGGTGTCAACTTCGATCAGCTCTTCGCCGTTAATCGTCAATTTGTAATACGTCGGTGAGAAAGGGACTTTGGTGGTTGAGCTGTCGCCCTGCTTGGTATCACCGCCGTCAATTTCTTTATAACGTCCGCGCACCACTACTTCGACGGCCTGCACTTCGCCGGAATCATCGCGCTGAATGGAGCCGGTAAAACGCAGCATCACAGCGTCCGCCTTTGCTGCGCCCCACTGTTTAAACAGCAACGACTCCGTGCCGCCCAGCGTGAATTCACACTCCAGCGCCCCATCATCCAGCCCCAGATCAACATCCGCCGAGCCGTTCATTCCGCCGCCACGGTATTTTTCAAATTTACGGGTCAGTTTTGGCAGAGTGAAGGACTCCACGATCCCCATCCAGTTAATGCCATCGCTGAACATGTTCAGATACTTAAACTTGCGAGGTAATGCCATTGGTCGTTCCCCTTAGCCCTAAGCCTTTACCTTTGATGTGAAATCCATCAGGTATGAATCAGTGATACGCTGGCGTAACAGCAGGTTTTCCAGCGGCGGGACGGGGGTGTAGTCGTAATCCAGCAACAACTTGCCCGCCTTCAACGTGTCTTTGGTATTACTATCCGCGTCCAAATAACAACGCCCGCCCAGCAGATAGCCACCTGAAACCATTTCACGCAGTTTGGCGTTGATGCCTTCGATAATGTCGCGCACCAGCGATGGCGTCAGCGGCTTATCAATCGCCCACATATGCGCTTCGGCCATCGTGTCAGCTAATACCTGCGCGGTGCGGGTGTAACATTCAAAAGCAAACAGCGGATCGTCCGAGCAGCAGCGGGAACCCCAAAAGCGAAAACCGTCTTTGCGGATAAGCGTGGTGATGTCGTTCTGGTTAAGTAATCCGGCATCGGTGGCCGTGTCCTGTAAATCCCAATAGACATCAGCAGACAAGCCAGTGACACCGTTTACGCCCACGTTAGACAGGGATTTATGCCAGCCGGTCTCTTCATCAATTTTGGCTCGCAGCCCCAATGCACGCGCGGTGGCATACGCAATGCCATCGGTATTGGTCACGGTGTCCCAGTTGATAAAGTCCGGCCAAATCAGCATTAGCTCGCGCTGGCTGAAATTCTCACGATAGGCGATCACTTCTTCGATGGTTTTGCAGCCATAGGCGCTCACATAAGCAAAGCCACGCAACTGCTGCGCAATTGAAGCCAGCTCGGTGGCAACCGCCTGTGTATCATGTGCGGGAACACCTAGAATGCGCGGTTTAACGCCCAACTGAGCCTGCGCGGCCAGTAACGCTTTTAGTCCGGTTTTCTTACCTTCAGCGGTGACCGAGCCAATAATATTGGTCGTGGTTTCCGCTTCGGTTTCCCCCTGCTCTACACGAACCACCACCACAACGGGTTTACACTGGTCAGCAATTGCATCCAAGGATTGCGCCAGTGTGCCGGTGGTGCCTGCTTTACCGATTGCGGTTAATACATCGGTGATAAGCACAGGCTTATTAAGAGGGAACGCGGTTTGATCCGCATCGTCGCCAGTGCAAACCATCCCAATGATGGCCGTACTGACGGTAGTAATGGTGCGCGTGCCTTCGTTGATTTCTTGGACGCGCACACCGTGGTGATAATCTTGAGCCATAAAGCGGATCTCCTGTTCAGGTGTTCCGCTATGGTGAAAGAGAGAGGAAAAAGAATCATGCGGTGGGCATTGTGACAACGTTGGCACAATACCCAAAGGGATCAGACTGTAGGCATCTCAGGCCAAACCACATCAGGAGCCGTTGACGTATCCACCCGACTCAACAACACCCGAAAGGTGCGCCATGCCGTTAGGCTAATTTTCTCCGCTTCTGTTGCCATCCCTAAGTCAACAGAGTCCTGCAATGGGGCTATGCACGTACTAGCTTCAGCAAGCAAGCGGGCTTTCTCTGTCACTGCTTGTGCAATAAGTTCATCACGTGTGTATGTGCGCTTGATGACTTGTCCATCCTGATACATCCAGTTACCGGAGACATCAGCTCTCCGATTTGCTGTAATATCGAGTAGCTCAATTACACTCATACCTTCTGGGTTAATTAATGAAACATCTTTTTCAATACAGCAAATAATCCCAGTATGATCATATGTAATTTTTAATGTATCAGGTTGGAAGTTTTTTTGTTCTTCGTACCAGTTTTTGCCATCCTCTGACCATAACCATTTCACATCAAAGTCACGGGTAAGTTGATATTGTTCGACTGTTTTAGGGTTGCCTGCTTTAATATTCTTTAAATGCATCATGTTATTCCCTCCCTACGTTATACCACTGACCATTTATATATTTTTGAACAGGGGCATATACAGGATATTCTCGGTCATCATCGAAGTTACCCCCAGTCAATACATATCCCGCTGGAAGCGTACCACCGGAGCCCCCCCATACAATTCCACTTTGGTTAGCTCCCATGCGAATGTCACGCACATAGCGAGCATCTGACTCGGCTTTGGAATAGGAACGGAGCATAGGCGCATATCCTGCGTCGCTCTGTGCTTTTGTGTAGTACCTAGCATCAAAGTTGTTGTAATTAGTTGGTATCATCTGTCCGATGAATGACAGAAGGTTACCGTTCCAATACCCCATTTTTTTGTTATTGGCATATAAATCCACTTGCCCATCGACAGAGCTGCGTAAACCAGAATCATTGTCACCAATATTTAACGTAGCATTTCCGACACCACCGACCTGTAATGTACTTTTCACGGTCAAATTACCGTTTAGCGCCCCGCCCCCAATGGGCAATGCACCGACATCACTTGCTGTTGGCTTATTGATAGTCCCATAGCCAATATTCCATCCGTTAACATACCCTGTTTCGTTATTCCACGATTGGCGGTTAGCGATATGTCCATGATGAGACATATACAGTTGGTTAATAGATGCACCGTTTTTAGTGACAAACATAAAGCCATAACCATATAACGGCGTGTTTCCTATTTTGGGGAAATCAGATACGGTTTCTGGTTTCGAAATTGATATAAGGTACACACCCACCTGATTAGCGGTAGACAATAGTGTACCGTTCCCAATGTTTCCGCGTATCGCTATTGGCCATGCATCCACATCATTTGGTGTGGGCTTGTATACATCAGAGTAGTTCCGTGAAATGCTCCATACGCCCTTAGCTAACGTATGAAGCGCCGAGCCTTTACCTGAACTACTGATTTCGTACAAATTTCCATACGTCGCTTTTCCGGCTGATGCGTCATAGCTATGCAAAATCCAGATGAAGTCAGCGCCATTAAAAACACCGTTTTTGACTAATGCACCACAAGAGTAATAACCGGTTTTCGCAGTCAAAAAATAGGCATGAAGATCTGTATTATCAGCAATAAATGTTGCTGCTCCACCAAGCCCCCATGCGCCATTCGCCATCAATGCATTGGCAGTGCCATCCGTAGCCGATTTTTGAACGTTGGAGGTCGCAGCGGTGCCAAGCGCTAAATTCTTACGCGCCTGCGGTTTATCATTTAGGTCAGACAGATTTTTATCTTTCTCTAGACGTGTATTGGCGTTCTCGTTGGCCTTGCCCGCATTGTCGTCGGCGGTTTTGGCATTTTTGTCAGCCTCGGCTGCTTTGTCATAAGCGACTTTAACCGCTTTCGGCGTAGCGGCTAATGTCTCACTGGGGCTATTGGTGGCACTGCTTAGCTGAACAATCCCTTTTTGAGCCGTGCTCGCATCCTGCGCGGTGTACTTGCCGTTTGCCAAATCATAAGCCGCTTTGACGGCTTTAGGGGTAGCCGCTAACGCCTCGCTGTCGCTATTGGTGGCGCTGTTGAGTTGTGTAAAACCCTTCTCTTTGAGCGTGGCGTCAGGATGGCGGCGCGATTGCTCATGCTCCAGCAATTTTTCATCGACGTACTCCTGTGTAGCAAGCACGGTCGAGCTGTCGATCAGTAAATTGACCGTGTCCATATCGCTGACAATCACCACCATGCGCAGGGTCTGCGCACGGCCAGAGCCTTCGGATAACAGCGGCTTGTAACTCTCGGCCATGTTACTGACTGCAATCAGTGCGCCGGTGTCGTCATATAGTCCGAGCTCACGCATCCAAAAGCCGCCAATCTCCGGAGGGATCACCAGCTCGGCCACCAAATAATTCTTTTTCTTGGGATCAACGATCACCTTATTAAGTGCGGCGCGGTGTTTCTCCGCTATCAGCTTAGTTTGCGTGGGTACGGGTGTCGGCAATGAACCACCGCCATCACCGACGGCCATCTGTGTCAGGTTAATTTTAGCCCCNCCCGCCGTAGCGGCGGCAATCTTAGCTGCGCCGACGGTTGTGAGTACGGCTTTATATTTTTGCGCCATGGCATTAGCTCCCTTCGTCGGGATAAACAGTAATAATGTCGCCGTCATATACGGCGGCACCGGTATAGGCATAGCCCGCAACGTCTTGAATAATGGTCAGCCCTATCAGGTGACGGCTGACCGGCTTGGCATCAGCAATCAGGCGTTCCATTTCCTGATACATCGCCTCATCTATACCGCTTTCCAACACGCCGATATCCAGCCGGAATGTGCCTGCAGGGTCATTATTTTCCCACCACTCACTGACGTTAATCAGGTATCCCAGCGGTTCAACCACGCGACGAATAGCGCTAATCGTGCCCTTTCGGCTATGGATATAAAACGCATCAGCCACAACCTGCCGCTTGGTTTCCTCCGGCCAATGCTCATCCCAGTGGTCAACCGAACGGGACCACGCCAAATAAGGTAAAAACGCAATGGGGCAGGTTTCAGGGTTCCATAAGTCACGCAGCGGCACCTGCAGATCATTAATCCCTTTGCAGGTTTGCGCCAACCGACGTTCTAGCGCAGAGGCTGACGATGGCAGCAGGCTAGGCTCATTCATCAGATCCCCCAATCGCTACACGCCAGTCAGTGCAATACGCCGCCTGTGTTTTATCTAGGATCACGTCTTGTTTGGGTTCAGTGAGTTCGACACGCTGCACTCCCTCAACATGTAGCGCAGCGTGCAAGGCTGATATGCGGATGTCTCGCCCCAGTCGTCGCTGGGTACTGATATAGTTTTTTAAGATGTTTTTAGCCGCGGCCAGAATGGGTTCAGACTCCGGCCCCTGATAGACATACAACACTGCGTTGATGGTGTAAGACACAATCTGCGCTGACTGCACGGTCAGACGATCTGCCACGGGACGTACGTTTTCATCATTCAGGGCATTTCTGACCGCTGCCAATAATTCGGCATCAGCTTGGCCATCTCCCGCGCGCGCCAATACGGTGACCACCACCTGCGCGGGTTCGGGACTAATCGCGCTGACATCGGCCACCCGTCCGTCGGAGCTCAAAGCGTGATACTGATAAGACGCCGATGGCCCCGCAACGGATAGCCCTTCAAAGGCGGCAGGAATACGGGCGCGCAAATCGGTATCGGACTCCATCACCGCATCCACCGGTGGAATGGTGTCCACATCAGCAGGCATCACCACCAAGCGAGTCACATCGTTGTTAGCGGCAAGCTGGTCCAAATCACTGCCGAGCGCATACGCCACCATGACCGCCTGCGCGGCCTCGTTGACTCGCTGGCGCAGCAGTAATTCACGGTAAGCATTTTCCTGCAGCAGCTTAACAATGGGTTCAGATTCCAGCTGCAGTATGCGCCGCACGGCGTCCTGCTCGTCAGCGGGATACAGCGAAACCAGAAAGTTTTTGCGTTCAGCCAGCAAGGTTTCATAATCCAACGCCTCCACCACATTAGGGGCTGGCAGTTGTGACAAATCAACGGACGCCATCAGGAATGTTCTCCCAGTGAAATAGACAAACTAGCGGGACTGCCATCGGTTCGCACACCGGATAATTCAACGGTCATTGCGCCATTCATTTCCGTATTAATTTGGATACGTTGCAGCTTAATGCGCGGCTCCCAGCGGCTAATGGCGGTATAGCTTGCCGCCATCACCTGCAGCTTGACCGCATCGTTTTGCGGCCAGTCGATGAGCTCCGGCAATAACGAGCCATATTCACGACGCGCAAGGCGAGAACCCACGGGGGTCACCAAAATATCCCGCACGGATTGCCGTATATGCTCCAGCTCGGTAACGCGTTTGCCGGTTAGCTGATTCATACCCAGATATTTCATTTCACTGGCCCCCCAGAGGTATCCCCGCCTGACTTCACGCCGGTATGGTTATGCGCATCGACCACCACACCATTAGACGAAAGCTTGCCGCCGCTATGAGTAATATCCCCGCTCATGGTCCCGCCTTTAGTGACAGACATTTGCGGTGTTTCTAGCAAGGTGGCGCAACGAACTTTTGGCGTATCAAAAAAGACTTCTTCTGACGCGACCAGTACCAGCTGCTTGATGCCGCTTATTAATAATTTGCTGCTCTCAGGGTCATATTCGAAATGGGCGCCATCGGGGAACGTCACCACCAACGCATTTTCAGATTGGGACGGTGGCGGGTTTTCGTCGGAGTAAATGGCAGGCAGCGCAAAGGCTGTGGTCAGTTCGCCTCCAATGGCAAGCAATAGCACCTGCTCCCCAATTGATGGCTTCCACCATGTACGCGCAGATCCCGCGCGCATGGTCAGCCACGGTATCCAGCCAGTTTGGTTTTCTCCGGTAGCCACTCGGCACAGCCATTTATCCGCATCGACGTCAATAATGCAGCCGGTGCGGATCATGTTGCGTAGTAGGCGTAGGAGTTCGGTGATTTGAGTATTCATAGTGACAGCGTGTCAAAATGCTGTTGGTTGGGACAGAAGTGCGGATTGTTTCATTAATGATACAATGGCGATGCATTATTAAACATTTAACAAGAGGTTATGCAATGCCAAGCTATAGAATTGACTTCCCCCACACTGGGATGGCTATTTTCCAACAACTTGAAGCTGATACCACTGATGTATCTTTTCTTATTCCCGAATCCCAGCGTTCATTGTTAGAAAACATTCAACTGACTGGAGTTAAAGCACTATACGAGCATGAACAACTCAATAAAAAACAACTCAATGAAATCATTGGTCAACGTGAATTCAAAGAAATAAAATTTAGTTCTAATATCAATTACATTATATTTTCATAATAAAAAGGGGCTTACCGCCCCTTTTACTCACTCAAATAATTAATAGTTTCATCACTCACTTGCTTAACATCTATTTCCGTTATACCAAGTAGCTTGCGTTGTGGATATTTAACCACAGGGCCACGCTTACCAAGTCTTTCACGTAGACCTAACTGATGCGTGGCGGCTATCTTCTCTATGCGGTTATTACTAAAACTCACCTCAGCCATATCGGGGGCAGCTTTAGTTTTCAAATAGCGCGCCGTGCGGATTTTGCGAAACATCTTGCGCTTAACTCGCCCTTTTTTGTCACGCTTTTGCGGCTTACGTGCCTCATAGGGTGAGCCATCGGGGTTTAGCTGTTGCTGGATACGCTTTTGTTGAGACTGGCGCAGCGTTCGCGCCCATTGTTGGGTTAGCTTGCGGCGCTGTGCAGGAGTGAATTTTTCCAGCAACCCCACCATCCAGTCTTCTAACTGAATAAAATCACTCATTGCCAGCCCCACTCGTCAGGATCTGCGGGGTTTGGTTCACTGACGGCCTCGACGACCATTTGGCCGCTTTCCTCTTTGATGATCACCCGCTCGGTCAGCTTGAGATCAATACTGATGTCACTGGTCGTGTTATTGAGAATATCCGCCTCAAAGGTAAAACCATCTTCACGGCGTGCTGGGTTAGCCAAAATGTCCGGCTGATGTTGGGTTAACCATCCCAATATCGGGGCCATCAGCAGGTTTTGGTCACCGGCAAAGTTCATAACAATGACGTTCAGCGTATAGCGATATTCAAACGACAACGAAGCAGCCAACGTTGAAACAACGCTGCCGCTATCAATAAAAATACTCAGGCATTCAGGATTATTTGCAATAAACGGCACTGACTTATTCAGCGCCTGCCGTAAAGACTCAGGCTTTTTCATGATGGGTTTCCTGACAGTCCACTATCATATCGACCTTAGCCGCACAGACAGCCCAAGCGGCCTCTGCAGCATCTCCATCGTCACGTAAATCACCGTTAGTCTTTGGCGCTCTGGCGGGTAGCTGGCAGCGCGTCACTGTCGGACAGGTAAGCGTGATAACCTGCGGCCCCGACAATGGCGGGCCGCTGTTGCAACCGGCTAATGTCAGCAGGTAAAGGAGTGTCAGCCCAGCTTTTAAGTTCCGCATTTTCATTGATGAGTTCCTTAATCCGCTTGTCTTTGGTTGTCAGTGTGGCGCTCAACGCATCGGCCTGTTGCTGCAACCTTACCTGATAACGATCATTGGCTTGTGCCATCAGGTTAATAGCCGTCAGTTGTCCTTTTGTATCGGCCAATGATTGCTGTAATCGCGTTAATTGCTGTTTTTGAAAATTAACCGTGGTTGTGGCGACATCCAGCCGCCACAAAATCAACGCAAGTACGCCGATACACAATCCAACTAACCAGCGCATGATTTGCCATGCTCCAACACCACGGCTTTGATCACTTTGACCACAGCTAAACCAAACAGATAACACAAGGCTGTTATTAACCATCCAGAAAAAGCCATGCAAACCACTACAATCAGAGGAAATACCGCTGACATCCAACGGAATAGCATGGGCCGTTTTTGACTGAATGCGGCTACAACCTTTTCAATAGTTACCTTTTTCTTATCATCAGGTAACTCGCTGGCACCAATGAGACTTATCACCGTCATAAATGCGATAAATAAAGCCATCAAGGTCATTCCCCAGACGCACACCACTGCTACATTGATCACATTCCCGTCAGGGTTTAATGCGCCATAAACCAGCGTGAGCATCAGACAGATATAAATTACAAACGTAAAACTCATAGATTTCGTCATTGTGTTACTCCTCTCATACAGTGCGCCAGCTCCCGCGCGCGGCGGTTCTCTAGCCCTTTATTTTTAACCCCATTAACGTAGACCCAGCGCGGTAACTGCGAACAGGCGCGCCGCCAGTCTCGTCCGTTAATGAAATACGCCAGCGTTGAACGACACGCGGCTGCGGTGCCAACGTTAAAGCCAAAACTCACTACTGCGTCATAGACCGGCTGGGGCATGTTGACCGCCATACAACGGTCAATCGCCCTTTCAGTTTTGGCAACGTCAGCCACCAGATTTTCCGCTGCCTGTCGCTCGGTGATAGCACTCTTAGAGGTCACGCCCGCCGTGTGCCCTATGCCATTAGTCCAGACACCGGCGCTGCACTGATATGGCGTCAGGCGGCACCCTTCAAAATCGGCAATCAGCCGCAAACCATCGTCTGACACCTTCAAATTCTGGGAGCCAGATACCAAAGCAACCAGTGCCAGAATGGCTCCCACGGCGCAGCGTTTAACGGTTGAGCTGTTCATAAATATCCTTACTCAGTGCGTCGGTCTTATCTTTGAAAAGCTGAAAGGTTTTGCGCCGGTAGTACCAATTGACAAAGAAGGTGCCAAACCCCAACACCGTACCGGACAGAAAGGCCACCTCTTGCACATTCAGCCCGCCGAGCCATGCCAAAAACACCGCGAGGCAATAGGAAATAAACGTGGTGATTTTTTCCATCTGTTAGTCCCATAGCTGCACGGTTTGCGTCGTCGGCACGGACACCACATCCGGCAGTTCGATCTCCATCCCGTGGGGTAAAAAAGGCCCGACCTCGGCAAGTTGCGGATTTGCAGCCAGCACAATTTCCGTCATGCCCTGTGTGCGCCCGTAGTACCGCCAACACACCGCATCCACCGTGTCGTATTGCATGGCTCGCACGCGCATTAGATAAGCTCCACCGTGATGTGGGCCTTACCCTGCAGGCGTTGGACCGCCCACTGGGCATCTCGCCAAAGCTCATCGACGCTAGACACCATGTCTTCGGCGCGTTTGCTGCCTGATTTAGTGGTGTCAATATCGGGATAACGCTCGGTTAAATTGGCCTTGGTGCGGCAATACACTGCGCGCCGATACCAGTACGTAAGTTCACTAAATCCGCCAATGGTCGCCGCGGGTACATCCACCAAATTGGCAAAACCCAATTGCTGCTGGCGTTCTTTGTATAAAGCCAGCTCGGCGTTGGTTTCACAGATGGCAGACAGTGCCGCTTCTTTCAGCCGCTCATTAGTCACGACACCGTCAGTGCGCATGGCTAACCGGTAATGCTCCAGATCGACATCCGGCCAAAACGGGGTATTGGTGATAATCCCCGCCTTACCGTCTGGCTTTTCCGGTGAAACAAAATCCATGCTGTTGTCCTCTGAATGGGTAGGCGGTGGACGGGATTTTGATGAGGCTATCGCCTGTCGCCATCCCGTGCCGCCTCGCGCGTGGGCACGTTCGTTTATCCGTTGTTGGCTTGGCGGGCAATCCGCTCCAGTTGGTCCATATCCTTTTTCACGCCGCAGTTCTTATCGAACAGGAACGCCTGACTGATATGGTGATAAGCCAACACCGGCTGATTGTTGTCGCGTAGGCCATAGGCCAGAATTTTGTGAAGTTTGGCGCGGACTTGGTCGGGCATGTCATGCACGTCTGTGATTTCCAGCGTGCGCTGGATAAGTGCGACGTCCACCGGCTGCTTGGCGGCATAGTTTTTTGTCATGGCGTCAGCGATTTCCTCAGCCACGGCGCACGCCGTTTGTCGGTTATAGAGCGATGGCATCACCAAACCGTGTTTGAGGGCATAATCGGCAATATCTAATGCGCCACTAAAATCACCGGCATCCACCCGCCAGATCATGACGTTCATTAGCACATCATCCTGCGCCCCTTTTCCGCTCTTCAACGCGCCCGCCACCCAAGGTTGGTAGTAGGGTAAAAGTTCGCGTTTAATTTCGGCCTTGCGCATGGTGGACTGCACCCGTTTTAACTGGCGCTTGTCCTCTTCGAGTTTGAGCAACATCTGGTTGTAGGCTGATAAATTGCGGAGAGTGGAGCCGCCCAACTGGGCGGACTCCTCAGCCTGAACACGCATTACATGTCGCCGTGCAGGACTCAACATGATTTACGCCTTCTTGCCGTCAGACTTTGCGGCTTTGTCGGTTGGGGTTGGTTCTTCCGGTTGACTTTCCGCTGGCTGGGAAGCCGCTTCCTGAACAGCGCCGCCGGTCACCGAGTCGGCTTTATCACCGCCCAGCTTTTCCGCTAGCAGCATGATGGCATCAGCCAACTTTGCGGAATCAACGCCCTCGACGCTTTGAACATCGGCAGACATCATTGCGGCGCTGGGTGCTGGCGCTTCCACCGGCCCCATCACGATATTTTCAATCAGCGCCACGCAGCGGTAATCCTCTACCACATAGGCTTCGTTGACCGATTCAAGGTTTTCGATACGGTCACGTTTTGGATTATCAATCACCGAGCGGCGGCGGGTGTCTTCTTGCCAGTAGATAGACAGGTTATCCAGTCGGGTGATCATCAACGCATTCGGCGGGAAGTACGGCGCACGTACCGCTTGCAGACCGCCCATGCGTTTCTGGCTAATGATCATATCTGCGGCTAGCGCTTCACTGTTTTCCTGCTCTTTGTTGACCAGCGGGAAATACTTGTCAGCAAGCAGAGCACGGCCACAAATCACCACCAGACCATCATCATCCTGATAAACCGGATCGATAATCTCATCAACGGCGTTCATCACTAGCGCGTCAAGGTTGGCATATGCGCCACCTTTACCTACATTGATGACATTCTTCACGCTGCCATCTTCGCCCGTCACGCCCGCCATGACGTGCGCCGGTGCGTCTTTGCGGATCTTTTCCAGCCAACCCACGTTCACATCCTGCAGCATGGTGTTTACCGCACGATTAGAGGTTTTTTCGCGCTTCAAGCCGTTAAACCCGATCATGATGCGGTCCAGTGCCTGACGCTTGATAATGGCGTTACGGATACGCAGCTGGAAGTCTTGGAACTTGGCCCACATATCCAATTTGGGATAAGTCAGCGCGGTGTCGAAATTGGTCTGCTCACACTTGTACTCAATATCACTGAACGCCGTCGGGTCGGTGGGTTCGCGCTCTTTGTCTGCGGTATTGGTGGTGCCTGCAATGGTGGTCCCGACGCCCAGACCGAGCAGCTGGCCCGATTGTTCCGGCACAGGGACAACATTGACCAAGGTCAGGAAAGCGGCGGACTGCTGGATCTCATCTTCCAGCGTCTGGTTCACCGTCGGCTCTACGGTGAACTTGGCGGACAGATCGTCCATTGCCACACCGTTGAGTTCCGCCAATCGGCTTAGAAAGGCGTTAAAAGCAAAGCGGGTATTCTTTTTCATGCAGATGTTGCTCCGTTAGCAGTTAGTTTGTTCTGACGCGGAATGACTGCCACCGGCAGAGAATGGACGGCGATTTTGATTGCCGTCTTCGGTACTCAGGCGCGTGGTCAGGTCGCCCAACTTCTGGCCGTACTCCGCCAGCCGTTCTTCCAGTTCGCCCACTTTGGCAACCTCTGCGGATAATGTGGCGACCTGCTCCGCCGTTCCCTGCGTTTCCTTCGCGCACAGCTCTACCGCCTTATGAACGTTGTTAAAGCGGGCTTCGTCGCTCACCTGCTTTTTACTAAAGATGTCCATAACGCGGTTGAAGATGTTGGGCTTCGATTCCCCCACCTCTTCGAACTCAATCACGGTTTCTTCTGCCACGGTGAACAGGTTGTGCGGGTTGGCTTTACGCTGGGCCAGCGTACTTTCACCGCTGGCGCTAAAGCTCAGACGCTGGGTGCCAAGACTGGCGGGATCGTCAGTGACGGCAAGGCCGACCAAGTAAGCAAAGCCCAAGTCTGAAAACTCGGGATCAACCTCCATCGAGGTGTAAACCTTTTGGCTTTTCTTATTGAGTGCGACCAGCTCCGGCGTGGGTTCGATTTCGGCATACAGCGCCATGCGCCCAGCCAGCGCACCGTCTTCAATCTCTTCGGCAAAAAGTCCGGTGACATCGCCATAACGGCCAAATGAACCATCGGGGGAATAGGATTTGATGTGCTCAACGTTAACCCGTGCGCCATAGACGTCTGGGTCATAGTTTTCCGCCATCTGGGTTAGCCATTCGCGCTGGATTTTGCGGCCGTCAGTGGTCGCCCCTTCCACCCCGACGCGAAAACGCTTTGATTTTGTTGCCATCTGTCAGGCTCCATTCTTGTGAACGTATTAGAGCCACTATGTTTGCGGTGATGGGGGTATGGAGACAACGCGGGGGAATTGTGGGGACGCTGGCACAATCAGCGGCAGCGGTACAGGCGTGATTGGGTCGGTAATCTGGCCGCATGAATACAACAACGGTAAATACTGACCTCGATCCCCGCCGTCAGGCTATGTTCCTGTACTTTCAGGGGTTACGCATCGCCCGCATTGCTGAAATGCTGGGAGAGAAGCCTGCAACCGTACACAGTTGGAAAAAGCGTGACAAGTGGGGCGACATTGGACCACTGGATCAGATGCAGCTGACTACCGCCGCACGCTATTGCCAGCTCGTTATGAAGGAGCAGAAAGAAGGGAAAGACTTTAAAGAAATTGACCTGCTGGCGCGCCAGTCAGAGCGCCACGCCCGCATTGGTAAATTTAACAACGGCGGAAATGAAGCCGATCTGAATCCCAAAATCCGTAGCCGAAACAGCGGCGAACGCAAGCAGCCTGAAAAGAACGTATTCAGTGATGAACAGCTGGAAAAACTCGAACAGATTTTCCATAACAACCTGTTTGATTATCAAAAGATTTGGTTTGATGCGGGAAGCAAGCACCGAATCCGTAACCTGCTTAAATCGCGTCAAATAGGTGCCACCTACTATTTTGCCCGTGAAGCCTTGATTGATGCACTAACTACGGGCCGCAATCAGATTTTTTTATCCGCCAGCAAAGCGCAGGCGCACGTCTTTAAGCAGTACATCATTGAGTTTGCCCGTGAAGTTGATGTGGAGCTAAAAGGCGACCCTATGACGCTGGGCAATGGAGCCTGTCTGTATTTTCTCGGCACCAATGCCCGCACCGCGCAGAGCTACCACGGCAATCTGTATCTGGATGAGTATTTTTGGATACCGAAATTCCAAGAGCTACGCAAAGTGGCATCAGGCATGGCGTTGCATAAGAAATGGCGTCAGACCTATTTTTCTACCCCTTCCAGCCTCACTCACAGCGCCTACCCGTTTTGGTCAGGTGCCTTGTATAACCGTGGGCGCGCAAAAGCGGACCGTGTAGACATTGACCTAACCCACAACCATCTGGCACGCGGCGTTCTCTGCCCTGATGGCCAATATCGTCAGATTGTCACCGTAGAAGATGCGGTAAATGGCGGTTGTAACCTGTTCGACCTCGACCAGTTGCGCCTTGAATACAGCCCGCCAGAATATCAAAACCTGTTGATGTGCGACTTTATCGACGATCTGGCCTCGGTGTTTCCGCTGGCCGATCTGCAGGCGTGCATGGTGGACAGTTGGGAAGTGTGGGACGACGTGCAGCCGCTGGCGATCCGGCCCTTCGGTTATAACCCCGTATGGATTGGCTATGACCCCGCCAAGGGAACGGCCAACGGTGATAGCGCCGGTTGCGTTGTTATGGCTCCACCACTTGTGGCCGGTGGTAAATTTCGCATTCTGGAACGTTTCCAGTGGCGTGGTATGGACTTTCGCGCACAGGCAGAATCTATCCGCCAGCTGACAGAAATCTACAACGTGACCTATATCGGCATTGACTCCACCGGTATCGGTCACGGGGTATATAAAGATGTGAAAGCCTTCTTCCCCGCCGCACGGGAGTTTATCTACAACCCGAATGTAAAAAATGAACTGGTCCTGAAAGCCTACGATGTGATCAGCCACCGCCGTCTGGAATTCGACGCCGGACACACCGACATAGCCCAATCGTTTATGGCGATCCGTAAATCCGTCACCGCCAGCGGCAACCGCCCGACCTATGAAGCCAGTCGCAGTGAAGAAGCCAGCCACGCCGATCTGGCGTGGGCCACCATGCACGCCTTGCACAATGAACCGCTGGAAGGCATGACCGCCACTAACACCAATATTGTGGAGATTTTCTAATGACTCAGACAGCCCAAAACAAAAAATATGCAGCTGAACTTGATCAGCTTTTGCCTCATTTTTTTCCTCATCAGCTTAATTGGCATAAAGCCAAAAAACATAAAACTCGCCATATAACCGCTTCACGTCAGATTGGCTGTGATTATTATTTTGCGTTTGAAGCACTTCAAAATGCGATTGCGACAGGAGAAGACCAAATTTTTCTAGGGGGAACGATCGCACAGGCACAAATCGCCTCCCCATACATTTTCGGTTTTGTATATAAAGCACAGCTAGAAGGATTACTGGAAGGATTCAATATTACCCGTCACCACCCACAGCATTTGGTCCTGCCAAATGGCGCAAAAATATCCTTTTTAAGCCCTAAATGTAGACTTTCTAGTTTTCATGGGAATGTATATGTCCCCAATTATGCATGGTCTGACAACCCTAGAAATATGATTGCCGCGGCCAGCTCACTCTCAATGTATAAGGGCAACTCGCGCACATTCTACACGTCAGTCTCAGACCAAAAAGGAGCATATGAAGCATATCAGCGCATCTTGGCTCATCGTGACGTCTGGACTGATAAAGTTGACCTCTATCAAGCACAGAATGGTGATTCTGGAATGCTATCCGCGTTATCAATCGAGGAGATTAAGCATAGTTTCACGCCAGACCAATTCAACATGCTGATGATGTGCCAATGGCCGCAGGAGTCAGCAGAATGAGCAAAAAAAAATCTCAGACAAGAAAACAAGCGCTGGCAACACCACATCAGGCACCTTCGGCAGAAGCTTTTGCTTTTGGCGACCCGATCCCCGTACTGGACCGCCGTGAGTTATTGGATTATCTGGAGTGTTCCCGCCTCGAGCAATGGTATGAGCCACCTATTAGTCTAGATGGATTGGCGCGCACGTTCCGCTCTGCCACGCATCACAGTTCGGCCATTTACGTAAAACGCAATATTCTAACCAGCACCTTTATTCCGCATAAGCTACTTAGCCAGCAAGCATTCAGCCGCTTCGCTTTGGATTATTTGGTGTTTGGCAACGCCTATCTGGAAAAACGTAGAAACCGACTTGGTGACACTCTTTCGCTGGAACCTGCGCTGGCAAAATACATGCGTCGAGGCGTCGATCTCGATACTTATTGGTTTGCTCAATATGGTTACAGCACCCAGCCGTACCCGTTTGAAACGGGTTCGGTGTTTCATTTGTTCGAACCTGACCTAAACCAAGAACTTTACGGTTTACCAGAATATCTGGCGGCTATCCCGTCGGCGCTGCTCAATGAGTCCGCCACCCTATTTCGCCGTAAGTATTACCTGAACGGAAGCCATGCGGGCTTCATCATGTATATGAGCGACCCAGCACAAAACCAGTCTGATGTGGACAATATCCGTGCGGCATTAAAGCAGTCGAAAGGACCTGGCAACTTCCGTAATTTGTTTATGTATTCGCCCAGCGGGAAAAAAGACGGCATTCAGATCATCCCACTCAGTGAAGTGGCCGCAAAAGATGAATTCCTAAACATCAAGAACGTCAGCCGTGACGACATGCTGGCCGCTCACCGCGTTCCGCCGCAAATGATGGGAATTATCCCCAACAACACTGGCGGCTTTGGCGATGTTGGTAAAGCCAGTAAGGTATTTGTTCGCAATGAGCTGATGCCCCTGCAGCGCCAAATGCTTGAGCTAAACACATGGGTAGGGGAAGAAGTGATCCGCTTTGAGCCTTATAAACTGGATATTGAGGACGGCAATTTATCCGTATCAATTTCCAATTAACTTATAGGCCAAAACTGATTTGATAGCTCTGGGATAATCAGCCGCGCAATCAAACCAGCTACTAAAAACTAACCGCCTGATGGCGGTTTTTTTATACCTTATCAAAGCGCCTCAAAAGCCCACCACGGCCCCCAATCAAATATTAATGCCTTTTGAATCGAAACACGATCACACCCTGACAGGCTGGAATTTTGCGATAAAAAACACAATTCCCCCCCATCGCGCGCAATCATAGCCCCGCCACGCCTGCCCGCTTGATCTACTACTTTTCATGCAGCTGCATGACATAAGCAAAAGCCCGCCAGTTCTGGCAGGCCTCAGCAACAACGATCCTAAGACAATCATGCGGATTCATGCAGCATAGACATGCGTTCTTTAATCTTTCACTAAAACATCGTACGTTGTACACATAAAGGTTTTTCAGATTCAACAACAATGGCCCGTAGATAACAAACGAGATAGGCAGATCTTAAATGTGATGTTTCAGGGCTAGATATGAGGTTTTTAAATGGGCACTTATGCGAGTATCACTCTGAATGGTTTTACAATCAACGAATGGAAAAACACTTGGCATCGTTGGTACTTTAGAGAAAGCGACCGCGTGCGTAAGATCGATGACGGCTCTGGAGATTATATTTTTCTAGGGTACAGGTCTACGGCTGGCGTAATTAGAAAACGACTAGAATTAGACGGATTTACCTACAAACAGCTAGAAAATGAATTCTCGGAAATGCGCTCAGAATGGCTTGCTATGCTGGAAGATTATTATGATGAAAATCAGCATCAAAGTGAACTAACGGTTTTAAGGCAGCACCCCAATATAAAATCATGGATCGACCTTCTATTAGACGCCCAAAAACTTGAGTTTTCTGAGCCAAAAAAACTCAACAATGACTTATTAGAATTCATGCATTCCGATGATTTTGATGAAGATCCATCTTATTCTGCAGGTGGTTATCATTTTCCGTGCAAAACTGTTGAGGCTTGGGCTGTAGCGGTTCTAAGCATATCATCTGATGATGATATAGTTGAGCTAGACATGACTGAATTAGTCAATGCGGGTTGGGCCGATGACTTCCATGACATAGCCGAAATTCAAGCAGGGAAAACTTCATTCCACAATAATTTTTCAAGTTTTATTGACGAATTAGTAATTCTTCCTGCCAACTTTCCAGAGTATCATTTAATGCAACGCCTAGCATTCTCTGGAGTATTTTCAGCACTAGAAGCGTACCTGTCCGATACGATGAAAAAACAAGTGATGACACGCCCAGCTGTGAAGCGTCGTTTTGTTGAGTCTCATGACAAATTTGCAGGTATGAAAAAATTCGCTTTCAGTGAAATTTTTACAAAACTAGATGAATTAGATAAATTAATAGTTGATGAGCTGGATTTCATATCCTTTCACAACATGAATACAATTCCTGAACTGTTTAAAAAAGTACTATTTGTAGAGTTTCCGTCTAACTGTATAGCGACATTATGTGAAGCAGTAAGCAAGCGACATGACATTGTTCATAGAAACGGTAAGAATACGACAGGAAAGGTTATTCTTATAACCAAAGATGATGTGATTGCTCTTGTTGAGCTTACAAGAATTGTTGTTTCTGAGATAGATCGACAGATATTGGATCTCCAAAGGGATGTTGATGACTAATATAATATGCATTAGCTCAGACTTGAGCTGACAGTTTTCTCTGGCAAAACACAATCAAGTCTGAGAGTCCGCAATGAGCGTAGTTCTGACATTGATTCTACGTGGTTAATGGAATCTTTAAGAAAAATATCTACATTTTTCCTAATTCTCTAATACTATTTATTATTTTTTGGGCACTAGTTTTACCGATACCGTTAATATTAATTAAGTCATTCTCGTTCATGCCAGATAGTGTTCTTAAAGTATTTACCCCTGAAACCTCTAATGCGGCGGCTATTTTTTTATTAACACCATTAACTAAAGTTAGTTTATTTGGCTTATCAAAATAAAATTTAAACCGCTCTGATTTAGATATGTATAAAGACATTACATCAGCTATGTTTTTTTCTCCATAGAAACGTAATAGTCCACTTTCGATTCTATTTTTAGAATCATTACTGCCTGCATAAACTAGCGCTTGAGCCATCTTATCGTCAATAGTCATGTCTGATTCAAAAATACTCAGCAAGCCAATCGCATAATCAACATACTCATCTGCATCTACTTGCCCAGCATCAGAAGCTGTGGTAGCCCCTTTATCAAGAAAATCAAATGTACTATCTAGTAATTTTGGCAACCAAATACCATCCCTTGGGGAACCATATGTTGGGGGTATACCATCTCCTTTAAAAACTTCACCGTGTTTTTTAAATGCATCTATCGCGGTCCGCAGTTGGCATGTTGCATGGAACTGCACCCCTTCAATTATATCTTTGTTCTGCCTTGCTATATTTATATATTGCGAGGGTGCTTGTGTTATTTCTTCTGTATGTTTGATATTCCCATTTTCTTCATTTTTTTTCTTCTTCCCAAAGATAAAATCAATAATACCCATTTTCACCAACCCACCATCACATTTTCACTCAATATACGCTAAATGAAATACAGGTCAAACGATACACCTTACAGCCCAGTTTCTGCCTCAACCATATGTTCCATATCGGCTATTGGCACAGTGCAGCCTGTCAGATTAAATTAAGCGCTATGCAATAAAAATGTCAGATGGCGTCTGAGCCAATACATATAATATCTATTATAACTTAACCCCTCGTACTTCTCGTTGTTCAACCTCGCAAACGCCAGAATCAAGTCCTGAGGTGTGCGAGATGTGCTGCTAGCGCCCTTCCTGACTTACTGCATTATCCTTGTAACTCGCTTTCGAATTTCTTTCAAACTCACTACCAAGCTGCACGGTTGAATTGATGATAGGTATGCAACCCGTTTTTATCCTCTTCCCAAATAGCCCAGCCTAATTTGTATTGCCTAATGTAGGCATTGATGATTGCAGGACTCACCTCTTCATAATTCAAATTTCTTGTAGCATTCAGGATTGATTTAATTTTTACTACTCTGCGCCCATTACTTTGGTGCTCGATAACAGAGTTAAAAATCATCTCAATACGGTCTAGATGTCTCGGCATAAATTCCCCACTAATTCACCGGCACCCAGCTGTCATCCTCCCAAATTTCTTGGATTATCGACTGGATAGATTGATATTCTGTTTCGTCTTTGGTGCCCGTCACCTGCAGCAATGTGCTGCTACTGCTGGCAACACGAAAACGCGCATTTGGGAATTGCGGACTAATTTTCTTTTGTAGTTCATTAGCAAGTGCGGCCATAACAGGCTGCGACACCTTAGCCTGTTTATCAAAAAGGACCTCTACTCTCATACTCCCCCCTCGATTTATTGCATAGCATATTTGAATTTACTGGTACGACACTGGCGCTCTTCGGCGTTCTTCATCGTCATAATTATCCAGCTTGTCGATCAGCTGCGTGGTCAGTTCATTAATCCAGACCAGTGCCAGTTCTTTATCATCCCCACTACATACGTCCATCGACACAACCCGTGCGATGAGTTGGATACGCTGCAATGCGAGAGACTCCGTGAGAAGATCAGACACAATTCCTCCCTCTTCACTATTTACTGTGTATTTATACAGTATATCAATAGATTTTAAACGGGAAGAAGTTTTTGACCAAAATATGATACCGATTAAGAGTTACCGTAAATAACCCCCATATGTTCACAGGGATTTAACGAATAGACAACGTAATAGGCTGTTAGCTAACCGCTTTATCTTCGGCTACATGCTATGAGCTTTTGAATTTTGCTCAGATTAATACGTGCTTTTTCTAACCTTTCTTTATCAGCAACACTTTGACTCTGTTCTGCTTGTTCCCTGACATAATCGGCCAAATAGCGTTTAAGACATTTTTGTTGATGGCGCATATTAGCGACATTGCCGCGCTGGTCGATCATCTCAGCAATCTTGAGAGTTTGCCGTTTATCTTTAGTCTTGTGCTGAAAAATTGCCCCCGTACTATCTCCTCGATAGATTGCATCCCCCACCTGAACGGTGTGGCCTGATGCCATGCGCCATGCTTCTGTTTGTGTCAGTTCTATACCGTAAATCGCCATATCCTCTGTAATTCTTCCCATTGCATCACCTGCAGCGGCCAATGCAGTCGCTCTTTTTTCCATACGGCGTTGAATAGTTGCAGCGGATTTACGGTGCGCCTCCTCCAAATCAGGGCTACCCGTAAAGCCTTCACGCTGATTTTTCGGTTTAATTCGACCTTCGGCCCTAATTCTGCGCAACATCTGCCGCCGTTCTTTCGGGGTAATGTTGTCAAAATCCAGCGTTATCGGTTCTGTTATGTCCGGTGTCGGGTCTAGCGATCCAGATCCCCCCGTACAGTTATTGACAGAACTCCGAGAGGGCGCAGGAGCGCCCAAAAGGTCAACGGCCAAATCAAGGGCACGCTTCGGCACAATCTTCCACTGCACCGTGCGGGTAATAATTGGGATGTCCATGCCAACAGAAGGAGAGAAAACACCTTTAATGCGTGTCGTTTCTTCGCCGTACTCGTTCAAGTCCTCAGCCTGTTCGTAATAAGTACGCACCACCAGATCGTCACGGCGAACAAATGGACCACCCTGCGCGTTGATATATCCCGCCCAGTCGCCCACATCAGCCGCGTCATGCACAGCGGCAAACTCAACGCTTAGACCTAGCGCAGTTTCAGGATCAGCCATGCGGCGCAGTTCACGATAAACCGATACCGGCGCACCACCGATAAACTGAAACTGACGGATGCGCCAACGTGCAGCCCACGCC